ATGTATTACGGGGACTAATTCTAAATTTTTAGTGTATATATGGGTATGGATAATTTTGATATCGACCCCGACATGGTAAAGAGTATTAGAGAAAAATTCGGCATAAGTAAAGACACCTTTAGGCAAAGAGCAGACTTTATGGTCAAGTCCAAGAAAAACAAAGAGGACGTAAAAAAACTACTTCAATTAATAAAGCAGCTGAGAGATGAAGAGTCTAGCTGTTAGGACCATCTTCTAGCACAGGCTCTGTGATATTCTTCCTGATAAACTCCCTGTTCTCTTCAAAAGCAGGTATTTTACACATCCTCTCGTAAGAGAGAGAAAACTCGTCAATAATCCTGACTATTTCATAGACCCTTTGGGACTCATACAAATACACTTCCTTGAGGTACCTAATCAAATAGGAGATACATTTTTTCCTTAATTCTACTGCATAAAAAAGGTCATAAAGAGGCTTGTCGTAATCCACCCCCAAGCTACTACAGAAATTTTTAATAATGTCTATCTCCACTAGAGGACCAAGACCAAAGGAGAGGGTTATATCCGCAATGTCTGAAAATACATGTCCTCTACACAGGTTTCTAAGGTCGTCAAATTGAACACCTTCTCTGCTAATAAACACATTACTGGGTGTTGCACCACCTAGTATCAATCCTGTTGTCTCGTCTGGGAGTTTTGACTTTAATGAGTTTATCTCTTTTTTTAAACAGGAAATTAATTTTTCTATCTTTAAGAAATCCGAGTTCTCGTCTATAGCCTTGATTTGCTCATCCCCAAATATTTCCCTCATATTACTATCCTTTATGAACTGGTTGTTTAAACCTTTGTAAGTCAACCTTCCTACACTCTGCCCATGCAAGTTCTTATAAGCTTCCAAGAATAAATCTAGCTCTGTGGAGATATATGAACGGCCGACCTCCATTATAGGCTCGCCGTTATGGAATTTGCACAGTAGGTAAAGAATCTTCTCTCCAACCTCTATAACACCTCCATCTATGTAATCAGGTGTGTTCGGTGTGTTTAACCTCTTGGAGTTCTGTGTTTCTTTCAAAAGGTGTTTGTTATCATAATCATAGGAGAACTTTAGAGATAGCGCCCCATCCTTTGTAAAGATGCGGTACATATCGTAATCTTCTGAAGAGTCTATCGAGTCCAACCTAGTGATATCTACGCTGACGTTAGAGTTAGAAAGAATTCTATTTATGAACTCCATCTCTACGTTGGATGGTTGGCTTGGTATAGGCATTGTGTACAACCTGCCATTATATATGGAGCTAATCTTCATGTCTTATAATAAAGAAATCCCGCCCCCTTTCAAAGGGACGGGACAACACGAACACAACGATAATATAGGCTAAGAAATGCGACCGAAAATTTTAGATCCTGAACGGACCCCTGTGATACTCGTTTTAGAGAATCGTCGGGTTTGATTGTAGTTGCGGTCATATACCACAATAGTTTTATCTGTCTCAGATTGAAGCTGAGCGTTAAGTGACTCGCCCTGCTTGGTGTAAAGACCAAAGAAGCGACCTTTGGAATTTCTGATTGCCGTTAATACTGTCTTACTCATCTAGCTTAGATTAGTACACTTTGATGTTTTTGTCAACAACTTTTAATGATATTTTTTCAACATTCTTGTTTTCTATTACAAACCTAGCTATAGGAGTCTGCAGAAGCTTCTTCACAATCACCTTCACGTTTCTTGCGTGGAGTTTCTCTGTTTTTATTTTATTTAAAATAAATTTATGAACTGTCTTTCGTGTTTGCATAGAGATGTTCTTCTCTCTCAGCCTTTCAGCTATAAAGGAGACCTCTTTGCTTACGATACTCATCATAACACCATCTGTTAAAGCGTCAAAAACATAAGTATTATTAATCCTCGCAATAAGTTCTGGCCTGAGACTCTTCTTCAGGCTGTCTTCGTAGACAAAATCGTCAGACGGACTATCATCGACAAAACCGACAGACTTGGCCCCAGTCTGCTGATGGCCTACATTGGTAGTGAGAATGACTATGCTTTTAGAAAAATCTATTTTTCTATTCAAGTTATCTGATACATACCCTTCGTCTAGAAGATGAAGAAGTATGTCCAATATTTTAGGATCAGCTTTCTCTATTTCATCAAATAACACAACGCAGTTAGGGTTATTCCTGACAAACTCTGTCAAGATCCCACCCTCTTCGTACCCCACATAACCAGCATTGGCCCCGATAAGTTTTGAGATACCTGTCTTGTCTTGGTATTCGCTCATGTTTATCTGTATGAAAGACCTGTCGCTCCCGTAAAAGTTTTTAGCTATATTTTTAGCAGTAAATGTTTTCCCGACACTTGTAGGTCCTACAAATAAGAAATTAGACAAAGGTTTATCTGGATCATTGAGGCCGACCTTAACACAAGACAGGTTGTCGTAAATATCATCTATAATTCTGTCTTGTCCGAATATCTCCTTCTTCATCTTATCTTTGAACAGAGAAAATCTAAAATTAGTCTCTCCAATTATCTTCTTAGAAACACCCGTCTTTGATTCAAACACCTCTAGTATATCAGCATTAGATATGGATACTTTCTTTTTGGCCGTGTCGTTATACTTAGAGATACTCTTTATATAGTCCTCCATGGTGTCCACAAAATCCTCTTCGTTTTCGCAGGGTTTTGTAATCATGTCTGAAAACTTCTTTTTTGCTTCGACCACATAGTCAGGGGGGTTGTCAGACTTGATCTTTGTCCTTGCCCCTATCTGGTCAACAACGTCGAAAGCTTTATCTGGAAACCTCTTGTTGGAGAGATATATCTCACAGTTGTCTAGGATTTTGTCTATATTAGCTTTTGAAAACTTGACACCATGGAAGTCTTGGTAATAGGGCAAGGCTTGGTTAAGCATGTGCCTAGTCTGCTCCTTGGAAGGTTCATGCACATCAACTTTATCGAACCTCCTCTTCAGCGCACCATCTTTCTCAAAGATTTTTTTATACTCCTTCGACGTTGTGGCCCCTATGCACTTTATAGAACCCCTAGCTAGCGCTGGTTTAAGCATATTAGATGCATCCATATTCCCTTCTGATGAATTTCCAGCGCCTATAACAGTGTGAATCTCGTCAAAGAAAAGGATAATATTCTCCTTGCCCTCCACCTCTTTTAATAAACCCTTGAACCTCTCTTCGAACTGGCCTCTGTATTGAGTACCCGCCAACATACCAGCTATATCCACAGAATATATTTGGCACATAGACATGTGGCTAGGGACTTGATCCACCATGATTCTCTGAGCTAGACCTTCTACAATAGCTGTCTTACCAACACCTGCACCCCCGACAAGAATACTATTACTTTTGTTCTTCTTGGATAAGATCTCTATGACATTCTCTATCTCTTCGTCTCTTGAGACTATAGGGGGAAAATCTTTCATGAACATCTCTTGGTTCATATTCACACAATACTTAAGTAGGTTCTCTGGGACAACCTCTTTCTCTTCCCCTCGACTATAAGAAGTAGGTTTCTCTTTTGCACTCTCAGAAAAAACATTGGAAGGTGAACTGCTATTTACAACAGGGTTGGAGTCTACAATTATTTCCTCTATCACATCTTTGAAGTAATCAGTCTCTAAGCCAGAATCCTCCAAGTCCTTTTTAAAGTTAGACTTCGTATCCAGTAGAATATAAAGCAAATGCTCCACACCAACGAAATGGTCGTCATGAGTTTCAGCAAAAAACTTAGACTCTAGTATTGTAGAGTTCAACTCGTCGTGCCAAGCATTTTCGTTCTTTCTCTTTTCGAAAAACTCTGGATTCTTTTTACAGAACCTTTTAAATGTTTTGATAAAATCCCTAGGCTCGTAGACCACACCCCTACTCTCAAACAACAATATGTTTCTATCTGATAGGTTTATGAGGCAGCCGTAAATCAAATGCTCATTCCTAACCCTGCCATGGTTATTAGCTTCAGCGAATAGCTTGGCATCCCTGATAGCTTTCTTAGCTTTAGGGGTCAAATTATATTCAGTTAATGACATCATAGTATATTACACTTTTATTCCCAAATTGTTACTCCTGCTCTTCCTTTGTTTCAAGTAGGCTCTTGTCGATATGCTTTGGTTGCATCCAAACATGTTCGTCTAGACTCTTTATATTGTCCAAGAAGACAGTAGTCCCCCTATCACTTCTAGCTAAGGTGCCATTAATGATAACAACCTCCCCTACTTTTGGTTGGGGCATATCCTTCCTCTTCCATTTCGTCAACTTATCCCCCATCATCATAGTTTCTAAAACCCCCATTTCATCAGCTATCTGCCACCCTGAGTATGTGTTTCCCGCCCTACTCACAGCATCATGGTTTATTTGGGTGACAACACCGACAAACATAATTTTAGACCCATGACTCTCGTCTTTTACATCCAAGGTTGAAAGTATAGGTAAGCGTTTATCGACAGCGTCTTTTATCTTCTTCGTTGCGCTATAACCCAGAACTTTTCTCTCGCAGAACCAGTTTGTAAAAGACTCTCTTTTCTTGTTGTTCTCATAAATAAGGGTGTAGTTTCGAATCTTTTTCTGTATAGTCCCCCACCTTGTCTCCTTTATCATAAGCCTCCCTTTTTCATCTAACATAGGGTTATCTTTGTTAGGGTTAGCCTTCTCTAAATTGTCCAGAAGGTCACCCTCCATCAGTGCAAAGTGGTTCTGTTCCCTCGGCGTCAAGTTGTTAAAAACCCTAAGTTCATAAACTAACCTACAACGCTTTAGAGAGCCTCCCTCAAAGAGGGAGTCGAAAAGACCTGCCTGTATTAAAGCAGATAAGGTTCCTACGTCCAAACCTGAATCTTTGGCACTTATGAAAGCCTCGTACTTGTTTTTAAATGACTCTCCCCCTCTAAACTTTATAAGAGCATCAAAAGCTTTTGTTGCAACACCTTTAATAGATTTAAAACCGTAACGGATGCCACCTTCTTCCAAGGTGTGTTCTTGCTCTGATAAATTAAAGTCAGGAGGAAGTAAGGATATATTGCAAGATGGGCTACTGTATTTAGGCAACGACAGTTCCCTCTCTACCGAAGAAATAACCTGCAATTCATCATCATTATTGTGGGCGAAGTTTAGCATAGCCCAGAACATCTCTTTTGGGTAATTTTGTTTAAGGTATGTTTGAACAGCAGACAAGTAAGCATAACTCATGGCATGAGATTTATTGAACGAGTAGTTGGCTGAGTCTTCAGCAACACTCCATAACACTTGTGCGACCTCTGGATCTAAATTTTTCTCTTTAACCTTGTCTTCTATCTTAGATTTCCAAGATTTCATTTTATCAACCTTCTTTTTTCCAACTATCCTCCTGAGTTGTTCAGCTTCGTCTAAACTAAACCCAACTTTAACAGCCATTTTCATCAACTGCTCCTGATAGAGAGGGATTCCTCCTGTATAACCTAAAATATCATCAAAATACTCATGCACGGATTGGAACTCTCCTGTTTCCACATACCTAATGTAATCATCTTGGAATTCTATAGCTCCGGGTCTGGCCACAGACAGGACAGCAGATAGCTGCTCGATATTCCTAGGCTTCACATTGTAACAGACCTTCCCCGCTGTAGGAGCCTCAATCTGGAATATACCAGCAGAATCTTCGAAGTTCTGGTAAAATTTGTAGATAGATTCATCATCTATATCTATATCCTCTTTTTTAATTCCGACTTGTTTGCATACATCATCGACCACTGATAGGTTTTTTATCCCCAAGATATCGAACTTGACACACAGTGCAGCTACATCATCCATGTCATAACCAGAGACTAGTTTGCGGTCCTTTGTTCTTTGCACAGGCATAAGTGATGCCTGATTATCGGAACAGATAGCCACCCCTGAAGGATGTACACCCGTACCCTTTACCAACCCCTCTATCTTCCTAGCTATCTTGTATATCTTTTTTCCCGAAGGTGATTTGAAAAACTCCTTCAACTCTTTGCAATCTTCGTAAGCTTCTGATATCTTAGCATTTTTCCCATACTTTTTGGGGATAAAATCCGAGATCCTAGCTGCTTGCCCTTCTGTCATAAAGCCAGCTATCTTGCAACACTCTTTCACGCAGACCTTACTACTCAAGGTGCTGAGCGTAAGAATCTTAGAAGTTTTCCCTTCGTTTTGATCCTCAATGTAACTAAGCACATCAGAACGGCGATGATAACAGATATCATTATCAACATCAGCAAGGAGAGAACCGTCCAACAGTCCATCTCCCACTTTTTTAGATCTACTTTCGGATACGAATCTTTCAAAATATAAGTCGTGTTTGATTGGGTCTACATTGGTTACACCTAAAAGATACAAAACTAGACAACCAGCTGCAGAACCCCTTCCAAAGCCAGTCGGGATGTCTTTGCTTTTGCAATACTTTATGATGTCCCAATTGAGTAGAGCATAATCCACAAAACCAAGTCTGTCAAGGATTTCTATCTCTGTTTTTACCCTACTGTAGTAAACATCCCTCTCGCTCTTTTCTTTTTTGTCCACCCCTCTCTCTTTCACCCCTTTTCTGCACAAACTTCTCAATATATCAACACTAGAAGCATCAGGGTTCAAACCTAGCTCTTCCAACTCTTTATTTTCCAAATGTATCTTAGGTAATTTAACACCCTCTACAAAAGGTTTTTCGTATCTCATTCCCACCTTGCGTTCTTTCTCGTTAATCATATTTCTAGTTCGAAAAGTTGTTTTTGAAAAACCTCAAAGTTCTTCTCTACATCGTAGCTAGCGTCATGGAGTTTATTAGAATCCCCGGCCAGTCCATATTTCTCTATACAAGCTTTCATACTTGCTTTCATCCCTTTTGGCCTAGTCGAGAGCCACTTGTATTGCCAGCAGATGAAGTCATCTATGTCTAGCGACTCTGGTGACCCTGACTGTATAGCCCTTTCTAAACACAAAGTATCTACAATCCTTTCCATGAAAGAGTAGTCAGGAGCTAACCCAATCAGCTTCCTCCAAACGTTGACCATGTATACATCGAACCCCAAGACATTATGCCCTACAAGCTTGTGATCCTCATTGTAAAAGTCTTTCGAGAATAACTCCCAGACACTTTCTAGGTCTTCAGCTTTGGCCCTATAAGCTCTTTCATCGAAGCGGGTTATTTTTTGAGCGCCTTTTGAAACACTGAGATCTTTATAAGCTAAAAACTTATTGTTGGCTTTTATCTTTTTTTTCCCCTCGTAAACTGTCCAAGCTATCTGCCAAGGTCTAGACTTAATTAAGTTCAAACCCTCTGTTTCAAAATCAAAGACTACATACTTCTGTCTCTGATCAAATCTTAATATTGATTCCTTCATAATTCTACTTGATTGCTTCTATACAGAACTCATCGCTCCCGAAATGATCTAGTTCAGGATTTTGCAAATCGCCACGTTTACTGTTAGCCCTGTTGCACAGGACTCTGTATGTTTGGAAGGCTTCTATATCCTCTTTATTCTTGTACAGAATACTTTTGACATCGCAAGTATTATAACCATTTTTCTCAGTATACTCTAAAACCTTCTTTGAGATCAGATGGTCGAAAGGCAAGTTGTTGTTCTCAACCCAAAAAATAGGATTTTTTATCTTGCTGAAATCTGGGTTAGCCTCCCGATGATAGAAATTGTTCTTGTGTATAAAACTATCGTAGAATGGGACTACAAAACTTAAGTGTTTTTCATCCCAGTATTTGTAAAAGTTTTTGTAATCTATCCTAGGGCTTACGACATCCATCTCAGAATCCGGGTCTTGTGGTTTTTTCGAAAGGAATCCCGACTCAGTGTTAGCACACGAGTAAATTCTATTCATTATCTCACAACCCTTGTCATCCTTCGCAAAAATCACCCCTTTGTGAAAAGAGTTAGTGTCGTTCTCCTGCATGTCAGAACAAAATATAAGACTAACCCCATAGATCAGATTGATGCCGTTGCTGTCACAAGCCTTAAAAGCTTTCATAAAAGACGTAAGGTTGTCCTCTACCAAGACTAAATCCTTAATGCCTCTGTCTAAACATATCTCAATAATCGAGTCAGGACCATCTTCTTCACAGTCTGTCTCAAAGGTTAGGATACTCTTTCCATGAGAGTATGTGGACTTGAACACGGGAATAACCATGCCTTAGCATAACCCGTATAAATGACATGTCAAGAGCAATGAGCAGGGCATCCTGCGTAATACTTTATTTCATAAGTACACCCGCTGGGAACTTTCTGCTCGTCGAAATCATCTTCAAAACAAGAGCCAACAACTTGTCCTTCTGAATTCTTAAACTGGTAGTAAATAAAGTCAAACTTCATACCACAGTGCCACTTTATATTGCCGTCCTTTTTTAACTCTCCTTTTCTCTTAGCAAATCCGCACAGGAGCTTTCCGCTAAAGGAATTGTCATTAGGAAAACCTTTGTAAGCGGCAAAGTTAGCCACTGCATCTTTCTCTGTAAAATTATCTAAATACTGCTGAACCTCTGTCAGCTGAAGCTCAAAACCATACAAGTCTTCTTCGGACAAAGGCTCCATCCTCATGATGCCGCTTTTCTTAGCCTCAGTATCTAACTCAAACTTCAAAAATAAAAATTCACTCTGTTTAATAGGGTAGTCTGGAAAGAGGTGTTTGACAGCTAAGCTGTACATAAGATCCTGCATGTTATCTTCAGCATCTTTCCCTTTGAAAACCTCTTTGCTTGTCTTGAAATCCCTGATCAAGGCGAACTTCTTCTTTTTGTACAGAAAAAGCTTATCAATAAAACCCCGAATCTTGTAACAAACTTCCCCGTCATTTTTCACTATGTCAAAGTCCTGCTCTGAGAACTCTTGGGTAGGTTTAGCCAAATCCTTTCCAAAGAAATCATAAGCTATACCATTGTAAGTCATCTCTTTGATAAGCTGGATATTGTCAGGATCGTCAACCTCATCCCTGATAGCATGTTTCATCACAAGCCGCTCTATAGAAGGCACAGAAAATATATCCTGCGTCTTCATAATCTTATCGTAATACTTCTTCCGCTTACTCTCACCTAGCAACTCAAATACTAAGTGACAGATAGAACCCCTCTTGGCACCATCATTACTTGTATCAGGGAGTTTTAGTTTGTACTTGGTCCAATAGAGCCAAGAGCAACTCTGAGCAGTCTTTATCCTACTGGCAGAGAGTGATGTTTGAGGTTCATTCATTTAATATCTTTGCTTTCTTGATGTCTTTCTGTGAAAAGAAGCCGCTATTATTACTCACAAACTTTGATATGTAGTCTCGCTGCTTCTTTTTATTTACTCCCTTTTCAACCCACTCTTTTAGATTATACGAATTTTGATGGGCTTCTCCAAAATCATTTGCCTTTTCAGGGGGGAACTTTATAGAGATAACATCTAAGTCGAAATAACTTAATAGTTTTAAATAGTTTTTAATTGCACCGACAAGACCTCGGTTTTGAGATGAACCGGAGTCATTGTTAGTAGATATAATAATCCTATCTATGCTTTTGCTAGACAAATAACTTATTATGTTTGGGCCAGTTGATAAACCAAATATAACTAAAACATTCTTTACACCTTGCTCGTAAAGAGCCATGGCATCCCCTATGCTTTCAACTAGTACAACCTCTCGTTTTTCTGTTATCTCAGAATCGCAATCATGCTCCGGTATGCAAGCGGGATAAACCCACCCACTCTTCTTACCTACATGCTTCCACTTGGGGTAATCATTTCCCTCATCTATCTTTCTCCCAGAGAAGCCGATAACTTGCTTGTTCTCATTGTAAACAGGGAACACCATCCTTCTGTACATCTTACCGACACCAGCCAAACCAACCTTGAAAGAAACTTGAGTCTCTTCGCTGATAGACCTTCCTGAATAAAAATTATAATTTGGGAACAGTTTGTTTAAGCTGTCATCTGGGTAGACCCTTTCCATTTCTATTCCTTTCCTCCTGCTGCTTTGTTTATAATTAAGTGCATCTACTTTTACATTCTTTATGAGATTTTTAGCTGACCTTTCATCTTTGACTGTTAGCTTTACTAAAGCCTCAAATGGTTTGCAACCCACATGATCTACAAAATCCATCCATACACCTGTATTCTTGTATACCTTTACTGCTGTGGCGTTATCACCACCCCTGTATAAAGCTTGTGTCCTCCAGTGGTCTCCACAATCAATAAGGCTGTATCCCATGGACTCCAGTATTGATTTGAAGTCACTAAAATTCTGAGATTTCTGGTATTCTGCCATCTCCACTGTCTGGACCATCTTGTAGGGGAAGGGAACGTGCCTCGACTATCTCACGAAGGTCACCTTGCTCTGTTATATTAAAGTTTTTAAAATCTAAATTAATAAAATTCTTCCTCAAAGAATCTTCCACTTGGACTGGCTCTATAGCACCCGCTATGTCCCTGCCCAAATGTCGGGCTTTAACATTAACAAGTTTATGAGTGCCAAACCCTCTACCTTCTAGCTCTATTTCATCATCCGTTTTCTTCCTTAGGATAAACATATGTGAACAGAACTGTGTGATCCTGTCTGACAGGGATACAATACTCTCATCGTCAACTACATTTTGAGAGTTCCTGTTTGTTGTGATTCCGCTACGGTTAGACTGGACAGAGGTGATCATAGGGATAACGGGGTCTCCATCTTCCAGAACCTCCTTTTGGATACACTTTTTAAACTTGTCCACCATTTCCCCCACAACCTGCCACTCATTTTTGTTACCGGAGGACTCGTTGGATGTTTTAATATAATCAAAGGAGAAGACCATTCTATTTCCCCTCCCGACTGTAGAGTAGTAAAACCTTTTAAGGGTGTTTACCATAGTGTCAACATCCATGCCTCCAACGTTATAGTAGTAGAACTTGAGACCCTTGATCCTAGGCCAGACTGACCTAACTTTAGCCACCACATCTTCACCAGCTTGCCTCCACCTACCACTCTCCAAAAGGTGCATAGGGACACCTGAGTGTGCAGCGCACTGTCTCATAATAAGTTCCTCTTTGCTCATCTCCCCATTATCGAAATGGAGAACAGGGACATCATACTTGAGGGCAACCTTGGTAGCGTAATCCATACAGAACTGAGTCTTACCAACCCCAGACCTCGCCACAATAACAGTGATGTTTCCGGGCCTAAGGAGAGAGCCGTAAATATCGTTGACCTTCTCGTGTGGCCCCATCATACCAAACTCCTCGATAGGGTTATCTCCCCTCTCTTCGATAAGAGCTTCCATATCCTCATAGATATTGTCAGGAGTATTATCGCCAATCTCGAAAAGATTCACTTGGGCATTATATATATTGTCAGCCTCTTCTATGATCTTAGAGTAGGCTGCATCTGGTGACATAGACTTCATCTTTCTGCCTATCTCTTCGCAAGAGTTAAGCATTTGCCTTCGGACTGTGAACTTCTTTAGCTCCTTAGCAGTCTTCACAAGATTACCTTTTGGAACCTTTCGCATTGCTAAAGACTTTATGTAATCAGAAGGATTGAGGTTATCTCGGAACGACAGACCTATGTCGCTGACACGCTGAGCAATGATAATCTCATCTATCTCATCTCCGTTAGAGATAGCTTGTTGCACGACCCTGAACACAGCAGAGTGCAGAGATGTGTCTTCTGAGTAGAAGTCATCGTTGCCGATAAAGTCACTTATATCTATATAACTTTCAGGATCTTTTAAGAGTCCCGCCAACAGCTGTTTTTCTAGTTCGTAATTATAAATCATCTGTCAATCCTTGCATTTCTGTTGTTCCTTTAACCCAGTCTTCTAAAGCTTTCCTTAAACCCAATTCCATAACAGTGGAGTCAAATTTAGAGTAGATCATTGGACTACCATCTTCAGACGCCACCGCAAGTATAACACCTTTATACTTGTCTGAATCGCCAGACAAATCATAGATCTTAGACACTAACTGCTCTGGAATGGTGAATGGAAATTCTTCTTCGTTCATAAATATATACCCTGCTTCTCAAATAGGTCTTTATCCACAGTGTCCTCTGGGTAAATCTCTACCATTGTTATATCGTTCATTTCGCAGAAGTCGAGCTTTTTCTGATCTCTTCTTAACTGCTCCAAATACTTCAGCCTGTTCTTATGGAAATGTTTAACAAACTTAGTATGTTGCGCTCCCTGAACTTCTACAGCCACCCTTTTGTTGGCGTTGTAAAAGTCCAAGGAGAGCCTACTACCTACTATCCTAAACTCTTCGAATACAATATCGTTTCTCCAGAAAGGGAACAAGAAATCCTTTACCCTTTTTTGGAATTTACTCAGGCTTGAAGCCTCCCACTTTATATGGTACTTCTTAGGGTTCTTGAGATTTCTTAGTTTACCGTCTGTGGTATAGAACTTCATGAAAACTCCTGAATGGCATTTTTGAAATAACCAATAAGGAATTCACACAGACTTTCATTCTCCTCTATGAGTTTGAAGAGGTTGTTCTCCCCTTGCACTTTTTCAGGTAGACTGAAATCAGTTTCTGACAAGACCTCCTTGAAGTCTTCTGTAATACTTATCCACGAACCGCTCTTTTTTACAAACTCCCAAGCTGATAACAAGTCAACTACCTCTTTTTCAATCCATATAGATCTTCCACCCTCCTGCCCGTATCTGACGGGATAACTGATAGACATATTGGTCTTCTCGTTAGGCGACTTCTTCACAGTGACCTTGGCGAAATGTCCTATAGGTGGGTTTGTCTTTGGGTCTATCTTCTTAACAGAGGGATTTCTGAGGATCATGTCCCCATTATACCGAGGCTCAAACTGAATAATCCAGTTGGCGAAGTGGAGCAATGCATTTCCCCCTGTCGCAGTGGTTTGTCTAACCGGACCCTTGGCGTATGGGTCAAGTTTGATATCAGCCCTGACTTGGGAAATAAATATAGCCATATGCCCTCTTTTCTGCAAAGCAATGGACATCTTCTTCATAAATACCCCGGCTATTACAGCGCCCCCTGCCACCTTAGAAGAATCTTCGAAATTCTTATCCACATCGTTCTTTGGGATCAAACCGTCTACAGAGTCTAACACGAAGCAATACTTAGTCTTATCATCGTTAAACTGCACAAGCCTCCTCATCAGGTCCACTACAACCTCGTAGATGTTGGACTCAAATACAAAACAGGTGCCATCAACCCAGTCATCAGCATTAAAGACAAAATTGATGCCTGATCTTTTTCTCATCTCTGGAGAAAGCCTACCTTCAGCTTTAATGAACACCCCTCTAGCACCCGGCATCTTTAGGAAGTTTTTCATAACCTCTAACGACTCAGAAGTTTTCCCCCCCTCGTTCATGCCCACGAATCTGTGAAGTCCGGGTCCAAACCCACCATCAAGCTGCAAATCGAACTGAAGTGACCCACTAGAAACTTTGTAGTTAATTTCCTCTTCAAAGTTGTAGTGGTCGTCCTTTGTTTCCTTGAGGAAACCTTTCAGCATTGTATTTGGGTTCTGTTCTTTACTCATCTAAAAAATCTTTTAGGGTTTTTCTTTTGGGGGTAAAACTTATGTCCTGCCCCGACTTTTCACCCAGATCATAATCTGGATATCGGGAGTTGTCAACAACATAATTAAAAGCTCTAAACTTCCTGTCCAAAGTCTCCTTAAGCTTAGGGCTGACCAGATAGGCCAATGAGTAGAACTTCTTCTGAAAGTTTACTATATCCATAAACTCTAAGGAGTACCTCTCGCAAAGGGTGTTCAAGAACTTCATCTCCCTAGCGTAAAATGGACGCTTCCCTTGGTCGGGAACGTCCACTAATCTAATCAAGATGTTTCTCTTGCTTATCTTCTTAGGTTTGGCCATTCATGGCCAAGTTAACCCTTATTCATGTCATGGTCAACCATTTTTCTTACAAGTCCTACAAAGTCCGTCTTGGGCTTCCACCCAAGGTTCCTGCGAGCTTCCGAAGAGTCCCCCCACAACAATTCTACTTCGGCTGGTCTGTAGAACTCTGGATTCACACACATTAACACTTTTCCTTCGTGTGTGTACTTCTCATCCACGCCTTTCCCCACCCATTCGCACTTTTCCAACGCAAAACCCGCAAAGTTAAAAGCTTGTTCCACAAACTCTCTAATGGTGTGGGTGTTATTGGAGGATAGGACATACTCCCTAGGTTCCTCTTGGTTCAACATCAACCAAACACCTTCCACAAAATCTTCGGCGTCACTCCAGTCCCTTTTCGCATCAACGTTTCCTAACTCAAGGGGCTTAAAACCGTCTGACACATATTCGTTTTTAATACGGGCCACATTCTTGGTAATTTTACGAGTAACAAACTCCTCTCCACGGCGAGTTCCTTCGTGGTTAAATAACCATCCTTGGATAGCGAATAGATTGTAGGAGTCTCTCCACACCTTGACCATATGCCTCGCACTAGCCTTAGAAACCCCATACGGGCTTCTTGGACGTATGGGGTGAAGCTCTGACTGAGGGGAATACAAAACATCCCCAAACTCCTCTGAAGAGCCAGCATTATAGTACCTGCAGTCGGGACAGTGCTTACGAATAGCCTCAAGCTGATATAGGACAGCCATTGCGTTAGTCTCCATGTGGTTCACTGGCATCTTCCAGCTCACACCAACAAAAGAATTAGCAGCAAAATTAATAAAATAATCAGGTTTCTCTTCGGAAATGACTAACTCAGTATTAGCTTGATCAGCTACATCAAGGTCTATTAACCTAAATCTAGGGTGGTCTACAAGATGTTGGATGTTTACGTGATTCTTAACACTTAACCTGCGGACACCAGCTACAATAGTATGCTCTGTATTCTTCAAGAGATAATCAGCCATAAAGCTGCCGTCTTGACCTGTGACTCCTGTAATAATTACTTTTTTCATAAGATATAATCAGAACAAACTGCGAAACAGTCGTAGTTTTTTTTTCTCCAGTTAGCATTATTATCTACAATGATAGACATTTTTCCAACCCTCTTTTCAGGGAAAGTCCAAATGTAACCTTTAGAGGTTAAGGTGAAATCGTCTGATTGATGCCAAAAATAGTCGCAATCTTTAGGGACATTCCTCAAGGATTCAAAATTCTTACAGTGCAACCACAAACCTTTTTGTTTTATAAAGTCAAGGCTAACCTCATAAGTAGGTTCATCGTGACCTAAGTAGTAAGATTTGTCCATAAACCACAAATCTATTTCACAATCAAATCCCATACTTAGGACTTTATAAATCTGATCTGGTTTATTTTCTTTTTGTTTGTCAGGGCCGAAAACATTCCCCCTGTGGGATATTAAACGCATTTTAGTCTGTTATCACCGTACCATCTATAATTTTTATGATGCCCCCAATAACAATTGTGATCATCTTCAAAGGTCTTCCACCCCAAAGTCTCAGGGTTTCCAAAGGAAGCTTGCTCCAAAAAATTAGGAAGTAAATTTCTATAAAGGTTATTCAACCCATCCACAGAATAATCCCAAGGATTTTTTGTCCACCAGTCAATTAAATACTCAACATCTCCATACAAGAGTAGATCACCAACAACTCCATGATCCAAACTAGTTTGCTCACTGACGACTAAACCTTTGCTAAAAATCTTATCGTTTTCCAAATAATCATAAGCTCTATTCTTGAGAACCTTTTTACAACCTTCTTCTTTGCAAGCGTAGAACCCCTTTAGTGAAAAGTGAGGGTGGCCTCTACCCAACTCACCCTCTCTAATAACCTCCTCCCAGATGACCTTATCAAATTTTTTAACAAGCTTGTCTGGAGGAGGTATGCCATGACCACAAAGCACAGAAAAAAAATCCACCCCTAAATTTTCATATTGATCAACTGCAGCAGAAATCCAATTAAATTTTTTCTCTTCCCCTTCTCTTACAAAAAAGTGAGTAAGAACTAAACCTGTTTTGTTAGAATTCATAATTAAAATTTAAAAAATCCTCCTCATAAATCTCACATATTTTGTCTCTACTCTTCGGTTTGATATTATTAGTAGGGCTAAAGTAATTGGTGACTCTTGTGTGCGGTAAGGATAAATTTTTTATACCTAAAATATTTTTTAATTTAAAAAAATCTTCGTTGAGGCTTTCGAACTTTCCTAAAAAATCCATCATAAGTTCCCCGTCTTTATAGGTATATGATGTTTGAGTTTTTAAATGTCTGAAATTTGCGCAATCTGTTTGTTCAAAATTAAGAATAAAATCGTCAAAATTCTTAAAGGATAATATCTCCGAGTGTAGTTCATGATGACCTGCATCAGAAACTAAGTTCTGATAAGCGCTCATGATTCTACTATATGGATTTCTTGTAAAAGCCGCTTTAGTGTAACTTATCAAATCAGGATTCTCAGCTAGTACTTCAGTTATATTTTTATGATATATATGAGGCAAGCAAGTTAAGGAAGCCCCAAACAGCGTCCTAAAGGATGTACTCGCTGTTTTCGGGACACAAACAAACAAGAATTTTTTTTCATGGTCAATTATCATGACTTGTTTTACTGTGTATTCTTGTCATATGTCTACCTCCATCAAAAGAGGAGCTGACTAAAGAGTTTATTATTAAACCCAAAGAATCTTTATTCGTGTATTTTGATGGTATAGAAAAGAAATTAGCGCAATTATGCCTTCTTGACATTTCTGCAGTATATTCGTCGAAAATCAAAGCGGCTCTAACAGATGGTTTTCGGTTCGCTAATATATTTACTCCCTGACCAGTTCTGCAAAAACCTAATACAAAATCGCAAATCTTATTTTTGAGAGAATCAGTAGATTGTCCTACATAAGCATTATAATCCACGTCTTTTTGTGAGTGGCATCCAAAGTCTACGAATTTAATTCCCAAATCAGTAAGAATTTTTTTAGCATCTTCTTTCCTTTCAAAGCCTGAGTGATCAGAACATAATCCAATAGGTTTTTCTCCAAATTCGTAAGCTACTTTATCAACGAAAAATTCTAACTCTTCAGGAGTTCCCAAAACATGCATTTTTTGAACTTTTTTAATGCCTATCTTATAGCCATCCCTAATTAAAAGATTGTACATTGGGCATATGTAAAACTCATCTTTGGTGCGGATATCTTTGCTAACTAATTCTTCAGCATACTTAACAAAAATAGACCCTTTTTTGTAGAAATATACGCCTACGGCAGCATCTGAGCTAATAACCTGTTTTTCTGCTGTTTTTAATACAAAACCATTTTCGTCAGTTTCTGCGTAACTGTGAGCGGGACTATTAGCTTTAAAAGTTAAGATCCCACCATCCCAATCTTCAGGGATGTCCGAAGGCTCAAACTTAGATTGGAAGTAAACATCAGGTGTGTAAATTAACAACGGCTCATCGTTATTTATGAGGTCTTTAGCAAGGAGGCAGGTTGAAACGGACCCATCCGTATCGTGATCAACAACTACGATTTTAACATCTTCACCAAATTTATTTTTTAGAATGACATCTATTGAGTAATTGTGTATATGGTCTAACCTAACAGCAAAAATCAAATTACAATTCGTGTAATCTAAGGACTCCATCGCCCAATCGATTACCCGTTTTGTTTTCGCCATAATCAAGGGCTTTGGCATATCATAACCTTGATCAGCAAACCTTTGAGCTTTACCAGCTATTGGTAGAAGTATATTATATTTCATTATTGAGTAAGACCTTGGTTGTCTCTGCACAGGTTGTCTTAAGAGCTTCTTCGATACTTGTATTGTAGTATTTACTCAAAAATATTCCACAAAAAACGTCTCCAGCCCCATTTACGTGTAAATTTGGCAAAGGCTCATGATCTTGACTTATAACCACATTTTTATTTATAATACATTCACATCCGTTAGGGTCGTGTAGAACCACAGGGGTTGAAATATCTACATTGTCATACAGATGTTTTCTTTCTCTGGAATCGAAAATTATAGAACATTTTTTTAGTAAATCTAAGTACCTTGTTCTTTCAATATCTTTACAAAAATCAACACTAATAGGCACGTCTGTGTTAATTTTATTTATATTGAAGATATCATCTAGATATGAAATATGTAGCCAATCTAAACTATTTGTAGGTAATTCATGTATATTGTTATTTTTTAATTTTGTCAATACCGAAGTTCTACAACTGTTTTTTAGATCACTAAAAATATCAGCACTAACCTCCCCATCTTCAAAAAACGATAACAAGATATCTTTATCCTTTATTTTTTTAAAGTTGTATATCCCCCCTAAACTCTTCTTTATCTCTCTAGGGGTATTTGTTTCAGATAAGCGAAATTCATTGAAATAATAGATGGTATCTATATACCTTCGACCAAAAAGACCTAGTTTAAAACTTTTCAGATTCATCTAACTTTAAAAATAATTCAAAATCAAAATTACTTACTAACGATTCCTTCTCCAAGAAAGAGAAAAGCTCCATTAATATATTATCACCACCCCTACTATCTAAAACTTTATCGCAAACCCGTTTCACTTCTGGAGCTGCATCAGAAGGACATAGTGAAAACCCTACAGACTTTAAAAGGTCTACATCAAAAATATCGTCACCAATATACAGCATTTCTTCAATAGAGCAGTTGTAAGTCTTTTTGAAAGTTTCTATAAAACTTGTTTTATTTACATTCCTAGCGTCATAAAAGTCAATGTTTCTATTTTCAGCGATACTCTTATTTATATTCTTATCTCCTGAGCAAAAACACACACTAACACCGCAAGATTTTAATTTTTTAATAACCGTAAAATCTTTATCACAAAATCTCTTACCAAAACAAAAACCATCTTGTCCGTAATTTTTTTTGCCATCAGTGAGGACACCATCTACATCAAGAATAACAAGTTTAACAATCATAATATAGAACCTATATAACCTCTGTCTGTACAATGTTCTTCCCTACTAACTTTATTATGCTTAACTATAGAATATTTATTCATTTTTATTTTAGCTTTTTCTCTTATTCTCAATGACCACTCTACATCTTCATATTCAGTAGCTCGATTATAATTTTCATCCAAAGGGTTAAAAAGCATAAACCTTCTTTTAGCAACCCAATAAGTTCCAGATATGTATTGATTTTTAATTCTGGACTCATCATCGTATGGTAGTTCGATACCTCTACCCAACACAGGATCGTCCCAAGTAACCCAATCACGAAATCTGTGTCCATGTATATTTTGTATAGCGTTCATGCATACATCCCAATCATTACCAAACTGTAAAAAATTCTTGTACCAGTCTTTTTGGAACTCTAAATAATCATGAGAGTAAACAACATTCTCATAAAGAGACATTGCTGTTATAATATTTTTCTTCTTTGTTATCCACCCTGACGGGCATACTTGCTCTGGGAAAGGGATGTAGACTGATCTGTCGCTACGAGTGTCTACTTCTATAATCTTTTCAGGATCGCCACCTACTATAATAATCTCATATTGCTTTATATCTTGAGAGTGTATTGACGTTAACATATCACCCAACTTTTCATAGTCACCCCCGTTAGTCACAATACCAAAAGTAAAATTCATCTATAAAATTTGTTGTTTTGCTATTTTTCCACAATTATGGATATTTAACAGTGCCAAGTCTATATTAACACTAACTTTATTGAGTGGATCAATATAAATAGAACCATATCGGCTAATATCCTGACACCAATTAACATGGTCACATAATCCATCTGTGGACCATTTAACTTTCTTCAAGACCTCTGTCCTTGTTAAGGCAAAACCTCCAAAAGCTGATTCACATTTTACTGGCTGACCTAAACTCCACTTCATTCTGTCCAGCCCATTTCTAAATGGACAGTCGGTAAAATATAGACAATTCTGAGCTTTGCTATCAAAAAGAGGGTAAACATCATAATAACTATCTTTAGTAATCCCATACATAAGGTCTGGTATATTTTGCCTAATATTCGGAGTGATTAAAATGCAATCTTCGATTTTCTCGATAGTTTTAATATGTTGTCTTAAATTATCTTTTTCAAAGACAACGTCTGAATCAATTAGTATTGTATATTTGCTATCTGATTCCTCAAGTAGATCTTTGCATTTGTTTCTGCAGTCGCATAAGAACTCCATTCTTTCTACACTCGTAACACTACCAAATTTTTTAGCGTTAAGGTTTTCGTGCCTAAACTTATGATCTTTGTTTTTTAGCCAGTCTTTTAATATAGCTACAGTATTATCCTTAGAATCATTCTCATAGAAATAATACTCGAAATTGTAATCTAGAGACTCCAAGTCTTCAAACTGAGCTAGGGTTCTAGCTAAGTGAGGCTCACTATCTCTAAACAACGAGTAAACAGCTATGGTGTCTATCATGCTAACGCATGATTATACCTTAAAGCTCCTCTTCTTCAACAACCAACTTCACCTCAGTGAGGTATGGATAAGCGTTTAGGAGATCTTGTTGCTCAGCGAAACCTTCGTCATCCCAAGTCCACTCACTGTAAACTTCGTCTTCGTCCCAAGCTAGCACTTCGTTAGAGACCATCTTGCTGACGGGTTTTTTAGACCAGAACTTACAGCTCCAATAACGAGGAGTTGTCTTGTCTTTGGCTGTGTCACATTTGTGCCTAGCCCTGAAGCTTCGGCGACGAGCTGGATCGTCACGTTTGATTTCCATGTTCGGATCACCAAACTTAACCATGACTATGTTCCCAGTCTTTGGGTTTTTGACGTAAACCCCGTATTTCTTCTTGCCACCTTTCAATCGAAAAGGCTTATTCAAAGTCTTCTTTTCTGCGTCTGAATACTCAAGATCTTCAATCTCTTGGTCCGACTCTTCATCAGTAATGGACGCTTCAAGCATTTCAAGGCGAGCCAAAACAAAATCAATCTCTTCAAATGCCCAAAAAGCTTCCCCTTGCTCTTCCAAGTAGTACTCTTCAGAACCTTTAGCTACATCTTGATCGGCAGCCCTGTAAGATTTCTTAACGCTTCCACCACGAACCATCTTCAAAAACATATTCACACGAGCCATAGCCCANTGNCCTCTAGTTTTTCCGGGACGGTGAGAGGATGAGAAAGCTCCAGCACCACGGCGGTAGATTTTCTTTAACTGACCTAAAGTAACTTTCTTGGAGTGCTTTTCGTTATGCTCCTTTACTTTGTTTTGTAGAGCTGTAACGACCTTGGCTGAGAACGTGATAGATTTCCCACCTTTTCCAGCAGAACCTTTCTCATTCTTGCTAGACCCTTTTTTCTTCTCAGAAGGTTTAGCAGGTGTTTGAGCTGCCCCTTTTTTACCGGGACGCTTGGCTGCTTGAGAACTTTCTAAAAACTCCTTAGCTTCTTTTGAAAAATCGAACTCCATTATACTTTATAATACACTTTTTTTTATTAAAAATGAAATTAACCCTCGCAAGATGTGCATGTAAGTATTGATCTAGCAAGCTCTTGGCTGGGGTTGGCACTTCTCTGGTAATAAAAACCTTTGATTCCATTCTCCCAACCGTAAACCATAAGTTGATTAACCTCTTTGAAAGGTGTTTCTGGCGGAACCATGATGTTCAGTGACTGTCCTTGGTCTATATACTTTTGCCTTTGGGAGGCTTGTATGACAACCTCTTTCTGGGATATCTCACCGAAAGTTTTAAATACGTCTCTTTCTTCTCTTGTCAAAAACTGCAAATGTTGAACAGAACCTCCTTTGATAAGGATTGATTTCCAAACCTCATCTTTGTTTTCCCCTTTTTCTTCAAGCAACTTCTCTAGCTCTGGATTTCTATATCTAAATTTACCTTTGGCTAAGTCTTTTGTAAAATAATTAGAGTTTAAAGGCTCTATGGAGGGAGATACTTGGCCCAAGATAAACGAACTGCTAGTCGTGGGCGCTATAGCTAAGGTAGTAGTATTCCTACGTTCGTAGCCTTCACAATACAAAGGCTCTCCTAAAATTTCTGCAAGGTGTTTGGTGGCCTTCTCGCTACAACGTCTAATATGCGAGAATATTTGACCGTTCAAAAGTTTAGCCTCCATGCTCTCAAACGGTATCATGCGGCTTTGCAAAAAAGAATGCCAACCTAAAACCCCCATCCCAATAGCACGGTGCCTCTTAGCAAAATTGTGAGAAGCTTCCATAAAAGGGATTTTTTCTGTTTTTTGGATATATTCCTCCATTACAGCATCAAGAAACATAGTCATAACCTGAACAGCGTCTGTATACTGGATATCGTCCCACCTGTAAAGGTTGATAGAGGATAAGCAACAAACAAATGATTCATCTTCTTTTGAAGGTAGACTTATTTCGTTACAAAGGTTAGAGGCGTATATCTTCATCCCTTTGTCTTTGTAACAGTCTGGGGCTTGTTTATTAGCACTATCTTGGAAGAAAATATAAGGGTATCCTGTCTCATACCTTTTCTTTATGACGCTTCCCCAGAGTTGCCTTTTGCCCATATCTCCACCCACCATCTCTTCCATCCAAGAGTCTGTAACCGTCACGGCGAATGACATTTCTTGTATAGGGTGACCTTCTCCTCTAATCCTTAGGAACTCCTTGATATCTGGATGGTCGATAGGTAAATAGGCAGCAAAGCTACCCCGCCTTACACTACTTTGTGAAACAACTGAAGTTACCGTATTGAATAATTCCATGAAGTGGACCGCCCCTGAAGACTCCCCTCCAGAACTAATAGAAGCCCCTCTTCCACGAACACCACCAAAATAACCAGAAGTGCCTGACCCATGTTTTGTCTGCATCCCAACTTCGCATTGTTTCTCAAGGATAGCATCCATAGTGTCTGAAACGTAGACACCATTACATGAGATAGGCAACCCACGCTCCCTCCCAAAGTTAGCCCAAACAGGGCTAGCTAATGAAAAGAAACCTCTAGCCATATAGGATTCAAACTTATCAGCAAATCCACCTATCCCCAAGTAAGATTCTGCGGTTTTAGCTATATCATTTATCCTTTGCTCTACAGTTTCTCCTTCAAGCAAGTAGCCATTCTCAAGAAAAGTCCTTGAATCCTCGTTAAGCCAGTAATAGTTTTTCATTTATGAATCAAAATAGATCTTCAACATCGAAAGATTGCGAATTCTTGGAGTATTCGACAGGTCTTGAATGGAAAAAGTCTGTCATATTGTTCCCAAGCAATTCTTCCTCAAACCAGATTGTATTCTGAAGCAAGGTTTTGTCAATATCAAATGCGGATTCAAACCCGATTTTATCTAAAGAATCATTGATTCTGTTTTTTATGAATTCTTTTAGTATGTCTTTGCTGAGACCCTTGGACTCAAAATCACCGACCATCCAGTCAACGATTTTAGACTCTGCGTTAAAAGCTTCGTGAGCTTCGTGAATTACTCGTGCCTCAAGCCCCTTGTCAAAAAGTTCAGGGTGTTCCTCACGAATAGTGTTGATAATTTTAATCCCCACCAAAGCGTGAATATTCTCTTCGTTTCTGGTGTACTTCACCTGCTGGCCAGTATCCTTCAATACATTTCTGTACCTATTAAACCAATTGATTATGTAAAATTGAGAGAAGAGGGACACGTTCTCGACAAAAAGCGTGAACAATATTAAAGCGTAAACATACTGCTTCTTAGAATCTTTATAGAAACGATGATTGTATTTTCGGAGATACTTAACTCGACCTTCGATAAAGTCCAATTTTAAGTTTTCTTCGAAAACATCCTGCAAGCCTAAAACCTCAAGAAGACGCTCGTAAGCATTATTGTGTATAACTTCTGTGTTGGCCATTACATAACCTAAATCAGAGAGAGATGGGTGGGGTAAATTGTCTCCTAACTTAGCCCAGAACTTCTTGACAGCTACCTCAATCTGCCCAATAGCAGACAAAGCTCTTACATTTATCTGCCTTTCATCGTCGCTCAAGGTGACATTGAAGTCTTGTACATCACTGCTAAAACTGAACTCCTTGTCCGTCCAAAAACCGTTGTGCATAGCTTCGATAAAATCTTGTGTCCACGGGTAGTGGTCCGGCTTTCGTGACATTTGTTCTGTAAAGATCATAGCAAATAATAATTACACCTTATCCCCGTTTTAGTCTTGAGTCGAGCGAAAATATTGTGATTTTTTTTTGTTGACACGATTCCCAATTACACTATAATAACCGAGAACGGTTAAGAAAATCGAAAGAAACGTAACAGAAACAGAGAAGCCTCTGATACAGAGTACGTTATAGCTACAGATTACGTTCTTATAATTATATTATAATATATATAATATACTGTAATAGGTTGACAATTGGATAAAATCGAATACAATAACAATTGTGAAGGATGAGGAATTGATTTCAAAAATTAAGGATGACGCCGACCAAGACTCTTTGCTAGAGTTGATCGACAGGCATTCTGGTATATACCATACTATGGTAGACCGTTTCCTCTCTGGTCCGACAAATTGTAGCGATAAACAAAATTTCCTAGAAGATAAAAGCTTGGCGATTTACAACTCAGCAATAAATTTCGATCCAGAGAGAAACACAAAGTTCCCCACATACCTAGCAAACGATACAAAATGGAAGTGTTTGAATACACTGAACAAGAGGAAGAAGTTTACACAATGTTCTCTTAGTGAAGTCAAATCAGAACCATCTCTGGACAATGGTATGACCTCAATGCAGGAGCAAGAGGTCTTATCCCTGTTTAAATCGTTTGTGAAACAGGAATGTGACGAAAAAACGAAAAAGGTTATTGACATGAGATATGATCAGTGCCTTAATAAGACAACTCCTTGGAGAATCATAGCTGGTAAGATAGGTATGAGTATTCAAGGAACGATAAATATCCACAATAGATGTTTATCACAATTCAAGAAAGTTAGTAATTATGTATAATACAGTAACAGCAGTAGGTTATCTGGTTAAAGACCCAGAAATGAAACAGACAAATAGCGGAAAAACTGTGACCCGACTTCGGGTTGGTATTTCCCCTAGTAACGCAAAAACAAAGTGCTTCATTGATCTTGAAGTATGGGATAAAACTGCTGAAGTAGCAGGAAAGTATCTTTCAAAAGGCCGAGAGTTTGTCTTTAGTGGCGAGCTTGCAATGGACTCTTGGGAGAAAGACGGAAAAAACTTCTCCAAGTACTATATTAAGGGACGGGACATCCAATTCCTTAATTCTGGTTCTAAAGAGAAGAAGGATGATGATTCAAAGACCCCAGCGTCAGTAGGTGCTGGAGATGACGAAGTGCCATTTTAATGAAGATCTTAGTAGAAGCACCTATTAACTCCCTAAGCCTCGGCAATGTTAGTTATAACATTATCAGGGAGTTGTTTGAGAAAGGACATGATGTTGGTATCTGGCCTACTGGAAATATAGACCTTAAAGCATATGATATTTCAGATGAGTTGAAGTCTAAGATTCAGAACTCAATCAACAATAGGTACTCCTACTTAGGTGAAGAAATTCCCTGTTTAAAAGTTTGGCATCTCAATGGTTCTGAAAATCGTAAAAATGAAAAACAATACCTGTATTCGTTTTATGAGTGTAATAACCCTACGGAAGTAGAAGAACAAATTTGCGATGCCCAAACTGAAACATTCTTTAGTTCTGAACACGCTGCTAACCTGTTTGGCAGCAGCTTCAGCCCTTTGGGTTTCGACAAAGACTTCAAAGAAACAAAAAAAGAATACCTGAGTGATGTTATTCACTTTGGTTTAATGGGCAAGTTTGAGCATAGGAAGCATACAGCTGCTATTATTAGAACTTGGCTAAAGAAATATGGGAACAACCCTAAGTACCAGTTATCTTGTTTAGTAAACAATCCGTTTTACAAACCGGAGGACATGCAAAAAACCTTGAACGCTGTTCTCGGTGGGAAAAGATATACAAATATCAACTTCCTTCCTCATCTAGAGAAAAATTCAGAAGTAAATGAGTTTCTGAATGCAATAGATGTTGATTTGACAGGTCTTTCTGGAGCAGAGGGCTGGAACCTTCCTTCATTTAATGCAACCTGTCTGGGGAAGTGGAGTATTGTTTTGAACGCCACATCTCACAAGGATTGGGCTACAAAAGAAAACTCTATCCTAATAGAACCTAATGGAGAAGTAGATTGTGCTGACAATGTATTCTTCAAAAAAGGTTCTCCTTTTAACCAAGGGACTTTCTACTCTTGGGATGAGGATCAGGTATTGGCGGCCATGGAAGAGTCTGAGAAGAAAGTGGGACATACTAACACAGAGGGACAAAAGTTGGCAGACAAGTTGACTTATTCTAACACTGTGGATGTCATTATGTCCCGTATCTCCAACGATTTCTAGAGTGGCACATCTTATGTTAATAGCAGAGTATGATTAATACATTATTTGACAATATATTCGAAGATTATTCAGTTCGACCATATAGCACTATCAGAGACAAAGGGGATTTTTACCAACTAAAGGTTGAGCTTCCCGGTTTCTCTAAAGATGATGTCGAAGTGGAAGTAACAGATGATCTGCTAAACATTGAGACGAAACCCAAGGATTCAAAGAAGAAGTTCTCTGTAAAATTAATGAAAAAGGTTTATACAGAAAACATATCTTGTAAGATGGAGAAAGGGTTGCTCCTTGTAGAGTTACCTAAGAAAGGGGTGGTAAAACCTTCTAAAATTAAGGTCAATTAAACGACGGGGGTGGAAACGCCCCCGTTTTTATTTATAATAACATATGCCTTTGTACACTTACCGTCACCCAGACACAGGGGAGGAAAAGGATTTGATCCAGTCAATGAACGATGAGCATATCTATATTGACGAGTTCGGCCTTGAGTGGAAAAGGGTCTTTACTGTCCCTCACGCATCAATTGACTCAAACATAGACCCTTTTAGCGAAAGTCAATTCAGGGACAGCACAGGGGCAAAGAAAGGTACTGTGGGTAATATGTTAGACTACTCAGAGGAGATGAGTCAACGTAGGGCTGAGAAAGCTGGAGGAAAAGACCCTGTGAAGAAAAAATACTTCGACGATTACGCTGCAAAAAGAAATGGTCAGCGACACGTTGCAGAGCTAAAAACTTACGAGAGCAAGAATGTCAAGGTTGATTACGATTAAAGACCGAATCTAGATTTGGTAGCATTGTAGTTTTGGATAATCTCTGCGACTGTTAACTTTTTGTTATACATCTTAAATTCCCCTATATTACCTTTCCATTGATATCCATTACTCGTGCCACCGATATACATATTATTGCTTGATGTTAATTTACTCTGATGTCTTGCGGCTGTGTGATCTGCGGTTCCGTAAGATACTCCATCTATGTAAAGTGTGGCTGTCTCTGCAGCGGCATCACAAACGACAAAATACTGGTGGTAGTTACCGTCTGCGACCAGAGATGGCATAGTGCAAAATAAATTATTAGAGCTATCCCAAGTGTTCCAGCTTATTTTACTACCAGTAAAAAACAGGTCTGGGCCATCACCATTAGAAGAGGCATTGAACAACATCTCCGAAATAGCAGATACACTTGTCTCTGAGGATTTTGCCCAACAAGAAAAGCTGCATTCTGCGGTCTTACTCAAACTAAGAGACACATAGTCGTTAGAACCGTCACAAGATAGGACTCCTCCATTGACAGAGCTAAAGACAATTCCATTCACCAATGTCCCATTACTACCTTGACCGCTCCTATCATACCAAGTTGACCCACTTCCGGGGTTTGATATACTATCGGAAGCATCTAAGTTCAGAACTAGTCCGTCAGTAACAATGTTTTTGCTGTTTTTTATTTTTAAACCCATTTTATTGATTTTCTATTTCAAAACTGAAGCTGAGTGAGTAATTCATGTTGTCGTTAACATCCATAGAGTAGGCAGAGCTTTCTAATCTTAGAGAATCAAAAGAGAATGTATTCTGATACTCCCCGCTTCTATCTTGTATCTTTACGTCAAAATCATAACTTGATTCTGTGTTCATCAGTGCCGCCAATTCACCAGTGGCAAAACCAGAAACCAAAAGGTCCATACTTACAGATGCTGTTATAGGGTATTGTATTTTTCTTCCATACACATAGTCACTACCCAGTCCATGAAGGTCTGTCCTTTGAATAGGGATGTCAAAAGCAAAAGATTGTATATGAGCATCACCACTTATGGGCGCACCACCGACTTCTAAATTCTGTAAGGTTAAGTCTACGTGGTCTGGTCCACATAAAGGAGGGTTAAACCTGTCGATATTACTGTAGTAATCAAAACCACTTGCTTTGGCTGAAACTAGATTGGTTTGTCCGACGTTAGTATTGTTCCCTGACTGTAAATTTATTGCAGGGTTTTGCACTTCACTAGAAGAGATATTTTGGACAGTCGTGTTGGAACATTTGTAAGAGGTAGAGACGACAGGAAGAGAACCCACTGAAAAACCCAAGGAGTAGCTTGTTAAAAAAGCGTTTCCAATAGAAAATATTTCTGCATTCGCCGACAAGTTAGCTGCTGGCCTTGTCTCTGAAGAAGAACCGTTGATTAGATCAACACCTTGGTCTTGGTGGTTTAAAATATAAAAATTTTGGTCTTCGTTTGTGTAACCTTCAAAAAAACCAGTGCCAACATAGGAGGGATTTGAATTAGAAAGTCCTAGTAGATTCTCATTGAGCATAGCAGGTGTGTAGTAGTAATCGATACTCAAGTCTACGTCTGGCATCCTAGTAATATCATTTACAGCTAGACCTTGAGATCCAATCTGTTTTGACTTCTGCCTATCTTGGGAGAACCCCACAGACACACTTTGAACGGCACTCATAAAAGCCCCACTCATAGTTGCTGCATCCC